CGAGCGGGGCGGGAGAGGGTCGCGTGACCGCCGCTGCCCGCTGGCGCGAAACGCGGAGGACTGCTTTGGCGATCGCCCGCCGCGTCCATCACTACGGCGACCCGCCTGATCCTCGGTTACAGGAGGACGTCGACGGAGACATCTGGGACATTGAAGATCGTCTGCGCGAGGCTGAGCTCGCGCTGATCGAGGCGGTGCTTGAACGAGTGCAGGTCTCTGTCATGGACGACCAGGGCATCCCCGATCCCCGTACCGCCGCCGACATCCTCGCTGAACTGGAGCGGGCACCATGACGGGCAAGAGTCGCCTCGCCTCCCACGCGGGCCACGAGCGGATCGCCAATGGACTCGAACAGCGGCTCGGGCTCGACGCCGGCCTCGAGGTGGCGCAACGCTGGGCAGCGGAGACCGACGTCCGCTACAGCTTAGTGGTCGCGATCCTGGCGCGGCGGCTGGCCGACCGGCGCGCGGGGAGCCCCGCCACATGAGCCGCGCGCTCTGGCAGCGATGCCCGGTCTGTGACGGGACGGGGTGTGTCTCGCGACCGCCCGGTCTCGCGGCCGATCAGCGGACATTCCCGTCGAGTAGCACTGGCCCGTGGCCGTGCCCGACGTGTGAGGGTGCGCGGATCATTCGGGAACCGGACAACTGCCTCCAATGGCCGCCGATTCCGGGGCATTGGCCAGCTGGCTCAGTCGGTGATGGGATGAGGTTGCACCCGTCGGATGATGAGGACGACGAGCCAATCACTCCCGACCGGAGCCCGGCCGCATGAGTGCCGCCCCGAGCGAGGTGGTCGCCGTCGCCACCAAAGCCGCGGCCTCCCCCGCGGTAGGTATCGTGGTTCGCGAACTGGGAGTCTCCAAGCTCCCGGCCGCGCTGCTCGCTGGTCCGGGCGTCTGGGCGGTCAGCAAGGGGCTGGAGCTCGCCAAGGGCCACGGGCTCGGGCCAGTGGACACAGCGGCGGATCTCGGCTGGCACCTGATCGGCGCGCTCCCCGTGACCGTCGGGGGGCGGCGGGCGTGGCTCGCGGTGGGTGGACTCGGGGTGGGTGTGGTCCTGACGCGGTGCCGGGCGGCGCCAGCGTGGGGGTGCGGATGACTGGCTGTCGCCCCCGCGGCCGTCTCGGCGCCAAGCCGCGCGGGTCGATGAATCGCACCGAGGAAGCGTACGCGCAGCATCTCGAGGTCCAACGACGCGCCGGCGCCATTGCTGCCTGGTGGTGGGAATCGGTCAAGCTGCGGCTGGCAGACAAGACGTGGTACACGCCCGATTTCCTGGTGCAGCTCCCCGACGGCGCGCTGGAACTGCACGAGGTGAAAGGCTACCTCGAAGACGATGCGGCCGTGAAACTCAAAGTCGTGGCCGAGCTCTATTGGCTGTTCCCGGTCTATCTCGTACGGCGAGCGGGCCGTGACGGTTGGGATGTGCAGGAGGTAGGGACGGGATGAGCGAGAGGCTGGGGCCGTTCGCGTTAGGTCGCGTTCACCTAGGGGATGCGCGGGAGATGGTTCGGCTTCTCCCCGATGGCTCGGTGCCGATGGTATTCATGGACCCGCCGTACGGCCACAACAACAACAACGGCGACCTCGCGCATCACCGGGAGGCCGCGTTGGGATATCCGGTGGCGGAGCACGGAGCAGCTCGACCGATTCAAAACGATGGTGCGGCGGCCACTCCATTGCTGGCGGACGTGTTATCCGAACTAGCTCGGGTGATGACACCCGACTACTACTGCTGCTGCTGCTGCTGCTGCTGCGGCGGCGGCGGTCCCGATCCGCAATTCGCTCGGTGGTCACTCCTCCTCGACCAGGCGCCGTGGCGATTTTTTCATGCCGTCGTCTGGGACAAAGTGGGGCTCGGCATGGGGTGGCGGTATCGGCGGAATTACGAGCTGATCCTCGTGGCCCACCAGCGGCGGGGTCGGCTCAAGTGGGAATGGGAGGGGTCGGGCGTGGAAACCGGGAACGTCGTGCGGCTCTCGGGGATTAAGCCTGCGGCCACACAACATCCCACGCCGAAACCCGTTGAACTCGTCGAGCACTTCCTTCGCCTCCACACGAGAGCGGGGGACTTAGTGCTCGATCCGTTTGCGGGGAGCGGGGCGACGGGCGTGGCCTGCCGGCGCATGGGCCGGCAGTTTTTGGGATTCGAGATCGACCCGCGATGGGTTGACTACGCCAACCGGCGGCTCGGGGTGACGTGTTCCGCCGAAGGCACGGGCCTGTTCGCGGAGGGGGGGATGAGGAATGGCTGAGAACCGCGCGACGGCTGAGCCGCCCGTCTGCTCCCGCAATTGTTGGCTCTCCGACCAGGTTGCGCATCCCGCGTGTCAGGAGCCCGCGCGCTGGCGCAGCCGTCTCAGCTCGCTGACTTGGTGTGACATACACCGGCACCCGAACGATGTGCCGCTGGAGGAGGAGGAGCCGGCGGGATGACGCACGTCCTCTGGCAGCGCTGCCCAGTCTGCAATGGGACGGGCTTTGTCTCGCGGCCGCCCGGTGTTGCAGGCGACCAGACAGCGTTCTCGTCCAGCGGCGGCACCAGGATGGTCATCAGTACCCCTGATACAGCGCTCGGTTGGCCAACACCAGGGCTGGACATAGCGCTCGAGGAGAAGGAGCCAGCGCCATGAAGCTCGTCGGTACCGAGTGCCTGCCACTGTTCGACCCCCCGCTGCCACCGCCCCGCGCCACACGCTCGGCGCCCGCGACCTCGCACGAAGCGGCGGTGGCGATCGCCCCCCGGCAAGCGACGCTCGCCGCTCGCGCGCTCGACGTGATTCGCCGGGCCGGTGTGGTGGGCCGCACCGCCGACGAGGTGGCGGAGGAGATGGGGGAATCAGTCCTCGCCACTCGACCTCGCGTGACCGAGTTGCACCAAGCGGGGTACATTTGGGCGCCCGGCGACAAGCGCCGCAACGCCAGCGGGCTCCGAGTGATGGTCTGGGTGGCGACGTGATGCAACACGCGATCCCCACCCGCTATCGCGGCATCCTGTTCCGCTCGAAGCTCGAAGCCGACTGGGCGCGGACCTTCGACGCCTTGGGTCTCACGTGGGAATACGAACGCGAAGGCGAGTACTTCGGCGACCAATTCTACTTGCCCGACTTCTGGTTGCCCCGTGCCCGGCAGTACGTCGAGGTCAAAGCGGTCTGGGAACCAGCCGACCTACGGAAGGCCCTCGCCCTCTGCCGGCACACCAAACGGACACCATACCGGCCCAGCCGCGGTGCCAACATCGCTCTCATCCGTGCCGAGCCGGATGGACGGTTCTTCGGCTGGCCGTGGCTTGGCGAGTGGGTCGAGCCGCTCCCGTCGTTTCACGAGATGCTCCTCGAGCAGACCCGCGAGCTGGCGCTTCTTCGCTGTGTCCGCTGCCTCGACTGGTGGTTCGCGGAACTCGACACGGATTACACCTGTCGGTGTTGTGGCGCCGTCGACGATTGGGTGGACGTCGCACCCGCCTTCACCGGTCGGATCGAGCCGTGGCCGTTGACGACGCCGGAGGCCGCCTGAACATGGCTGACTGGATCCGGGTCCAGAAGAGCGTACACGACGATCCCCAGGTGATCGCCATGGCCGCCGAATTGGGCATCTCCACCGCGGCCGCGGTGGGGCATTTGGTGGCTCTGTGGATCGGTATGGCGGACCACGCGCGGCATGGTACGGTCGATAAAATTCACTCAAACGTGATCGAGTCGTGGGCGCGCTGGAATTTGGCCGACGGAGCCTTCGCGGAGCGCTTCGCGGTCCACTTTGTTCGCAATGGCCGAGTGAAGAATTGGGAGAAGTACAACGGCAAACCGTTGCGACTCGCAGAGATAGAGGCCGAGCGGAAGCGTGCGTACCGGCGCCGGATGTCCCGCCGACGGTCCGGTGGACGTCCGGCGGACGGTCCGGAGACAGTCGCCGGACCGGAAAAGTACGGACGGACGAGACGGACGGACGAACTACTACAAGAGAAACAACAACTACCGGCGGACGTGTTTGACGAAGCGTGGGCTGCCTACCCAAAGCGGCCCAACAACTCCCGGGCGGATGCCTGGCGAGCATGGCAAGCCCGGGTCCGAGCTGGTGCTGACCCCGCCGCGATGCTCGCCGGCGTCCAGGCCTACGCCAGCTACGTCGAGCGCGAGCACACCGAACCGCAGTACGTGAAGCGCGCAGCCACCTTCTTCGGCCCTGGCGAGCATTGGCTTGCGGACTACGCTCCCCCGCCGGCGCGCATGGTCCCGCTCTACGATGCGAACGGGCTCCCATCCCGAGAAGCCGTTGAGCTACTCGGAGTGCCTCGCCAATGACCGCGCTCGCGAAGGCACTATCACGGCTGCCCCGGGCGGCGTTGGAGTATGCACGCCGCGGCTGGGTCTTGATTCCGCTCCACACCGCGCCGCAAGGGCACTGTAGCTGTGGGCTCCCAACCTGCCCGAGCCCCGGCAAACATCCGCGGACTTCGCATGGGCTCCTCGAGGCGAGTGCCGATCCCGCGACCGTCGAGCGGTGGTGGACCCAATGGCCCGACGCGAACATCGGCTGCAAGCCAGGTGCAAGCGGCTACGTCGTGTTGGATCTCGACGGCCCGGACGGTGAGGCCACCGCGCAAGCAGCCGGGCTCCTGGCGGAACCAACGCTCGAAGTACAGACGGGTCGCGGCCGGCATCGCTGGTACCGGCACCCTGGTGGCCACATCCCCAACGGGACGTTAGGCGTGAAGCTCGACGTGCGGGGGGACGCCGGCTACGTGCTCCTGCCGCCGTCAGTGCACGCCTCCGGGGCAGTCTATCGCTGGCTCGGGCGGATCGACGAGGTGGCTGCGCTCCCGCCGGCCATCGTCGTGCGGATTCAAGGGGTCCCGGGCGAGGGCGGCGCTGGGCCGCGTGGGGACAAGCTCCCCGCGTGGATGATTCCGTGGCTCACCGTCCAGCCGGGTGAGCGGAACAACACGATGACCCGGTTTGTCGGCTGGGCGTACCGCCAGGGCCACGATGCGCCCACGGTGCTGGTGATGGCGCTCGGGCTGAATACGCAATGGGCCCAGCCGCTCGAGCCGCGCGAGGTCGAGGCCATCTGCCGGAGCATCGGCGCGCGGGAAGCGACCCGCCCCCAGCGTCGAACCGACACCGGGGTGGTGCTCCGGACCGTCGACGAGGCCCCGGTCACCGAGCCCCCGCCGTCACTCCATGCGCTGGCGTACGATCAGATCGAAGCGGCGATCGAGCTCGGCCGGCAGGAATACACAGGGTCGCCGCGCTGGTGCTGGAGTGAGCTTGATCGGTTGGTGGGCATGATGCTGCCGGGCGACTTCGTGATCGTGGGCGCGCTGACGGGCAACGGGAAGACGGCCTGTCTCATGTCGCAGATGCAAGCCTGGGCGAGCGCGGACACCACGGTACTCTACGTGCCGCTGGAGCTTGACCCGCCCGTGCTCCGCCGACAGTGGGCCGCGTGGCTGCTCGGGCTCGACTGGGTCACCGTCGCGCGGAACCAGTGGGCTGACCTGCCCCCCGGCGCCCAGGCGGAGCACGAGCAGATGCTGGCCAAACAACTCGCCAACCCCCACGTGCACTTCCCGCCCGATCGCCGGATCACCCTGACCAACCTCGCCACCTGGATCGAGCGCGCCGTCCGTGAAGTGGGCGCGCAGGCGGTGATCATCGATCATTTCCATCGCCTCGACTTCGGCGCCGTGGGGGCGAACTATCGTGTGCAGGTGACCGAAGCGGCGCGGGCGCTGAAGGACTTGGCGCGGCGGCATGGGGTCGTGATCGTGGCCGCCGCGCAACTGAACCAAGATCCGCATCCGCTCGACCGGTATTACCCGCCGGGGCTCAAGCGGTTGAAGGAATCGGCGGGAATCAGCGAGGAGGCCAACGTGGTGCTCATGCTCTCGCGGCGGCTCCGCACCGACGTTGACACAGCGACGATCGCCTCGATTCGCGCAGGCCAGCAGCAGGTCCGGGCGCTCGAGGAGCCCAACGTGATGGTCGTCACCTGTCGCAAGCACCGGCTCGACGATCATGCCCGCGACCGGAGTATCCGACTCGCGGTGCGCGACGGGCGCGTCACGAATCTCGCCCCGTACTTTCCCGAGTCCGTACCGGCTCGGTGGGAACCCACCTGAGGTACGATCTATGACCACCGCTCCCGCCCTTGCCGTGATCACGCTGGCGCCCCGCGATGTCCCGGTCCTCCGGCTCGCGCTGCCGATCCTCACCGCCACCCTCAAGACCGCCAGGAAACACGCGGCGGCCCTCGGTCTCTCCCTGGCACCGTTTGACGCGCTCATGGCCGGCACGGCGGGGATCGCCGAAGTGTTGGCCGTGGTGCAACTCGACGCCGATGTGGCGCTGCCGGCCCATCTCGCGCGATCCACGCGGATTGCCTTGGCGCTCGAATACGACCAGGTGGTGAAGCTGCGCACCAAGGAGACCGACCTCCTGCTCGACGGCGACGAGACCAGCGCCCGGATCGCGCACCTGGACCGGCTGCTGCGGCTGCTGGACGCGCAGGGCGAGCTCGACTTCCCGCCGCCGGGGACGGCGGGCGAGTTCTGATGCGCCTCATGTATCGCGGCGATTACCTCCCCCCAGTCGAGCGGAAGGCGCTCCACAACGCGGTCCGCGCGGCCGCCGGCAACCGGTGTATCCGGTGCGGCCACCCAAACGAGACCGCGACCCAGCGGGCCCCGTGCAGCGACCGATGCACGCACCCGCGTAACGACAAGCAGCGGGTCCTCACGGTTCACCACCTCGACGGCGACAAGGCGAACAATCGTTGGTGGAACCTCCTCGCGCTCTGCCAGGTCTGTCACCTGCAGATCCAAGGCAAGGTGGTTCCCGAGCGGCCCTACCTCTGGACGCACGCGCCGTGGATGGTCCCCTACGTCTGCGGATTCTACGCCTCGTACTACGGCCAGCTGGAGATCAGTCGAGCCGACGCTGAGGCCGATCCCATGCGATGGCTGTTGCTGGGGCAACCGTGGCATGCCACGGAGGCGGCCCGATGACCAAGCGCGCTATGCTGTTGGCAGACGGTGACGCCCAAGCGCGCGGCGGCCGCATGATGACCTTCGAGCTGGGCCCGGGGCTCAAGGTCGACCTGCCCAAGCTGATCGATAGCCGCCTCCTACTCCAGGCGAACTCAGGCGGGGGCAAGAGCTGGGCGCTCCGCCGGCTTCTGGAGCAGACCCACGGCAAGGTGCAGCAGCTCGTGATCGACCCCGAGGGCGAGTTCGCGACCCCGGTGCAGTGAGCGGTCGCCGCCTCCTGACAATGACGGAGGGATCTAGTAACTTGCACGACAACAATGCTGGGAGCCCTCGAGGCCGCGTCTCCACGGGGAGACCGGCCTCGGACGTGCCGGAGAGGGGCGAGAGTAAAGTGAAATGCCGTTGCCGCGCATTCTACCTGGTCCGGCAGGAAGCGGCCAGCAACGAGGTCCCCCAGTGACGCGGCCGAGCCGCGTCTGCGAGGAGCCAGGGTGCCCGCAGTATGCGCCCTGTCCCCTGCACGCGCGGGGATCTGCAACAGACCGGGGATACGACGCCCGATGGGCAAGCTACGCGGCCCAGTATCGGGCGCAGCATCCGTGGTGCCATCCGTGCGAGCGCGGGGGGATGCGGTCCCCTACCGCCGCCGTCGATCATATCCAGCCAGTCAAGGGCCCGCAGGACCCTGGCTTCTGGGATCCGGCGAATCACCAGGCCGTGTGTCGGTCATGCCATGCCCGGAAGACAGCAGAGGAAGGGCGAGCCTCCCAGGTAACTGCGGCAGTCCCGCGATCTGCACGGTGGATCATGCGATGAGCTCAGCGATCGTGATTTCTTCTAGGCAGGGGGGTCCGCGGAAACCCGAAGGCCCTGTCTTTTGGGCGTACGCAATTGGGCGGTTTTGAGCCATGCCGGGTCCCGTACCGAAGCCAGCCCAGCTCCGCCAGCGCCGGAATCGGTACACGACCGCCGCCACCCTACCCAGCGAACGGATTTCCGCCCGGCGAAAAGTGCCGCCATTGCCCGAGCGGGAAAGCAAGGCAGAAGTCTGGCATCCGCGGGTGATCGAGTGGTGGCGGGCGGTCTGGCGGTCCCCGATGGCCCAGGAATACCTGGGCGCTGACATGCGGGGTGGGCTCTACTTGCTGGCGGAATTGCACCAGCGGCGGTGGACGGAAACGGACACGAAGGTGCTAGTGGCCTTGGCGGCCGAAATCCGCCAGCAGGAAGTCCGATTCGGGCTCAGCCCGATCGACCGACGTCGGCTGCAGTGGGAGGTCGCGAAGGGTGAGACGGCGGCGGACGAGACGGCGAAGCGCCGGACCCGCCGTGCCGCGGAGGCGGCCGCTCTCAAGGATCCGCGGGATGTCTTGAAGGTGGTGTCATGACCGCCCTTCCACCGGCAATCGAGTTCGAGCTCCGCTATCGCGTCGCCATGGAGCTCCTGTATTCCTGGTTGCCTGGGCTCTCACCCGCCCCTGTCGCGACGGAGCGCACGCGTCGTGGGTGGCACTGGGGCGATCCGCCGGCCTTCCCCCCCGGGCATCCGCTGAGTGGGCGGACGGAGCCGGCCGTGTGATTATCATGGTCCCCCCGCCCGACGCCGAGCCCTGGCCGACGCTGGGGCCGCAGGTCGTCGCGTTCATCGAGCAGCACCTAGTCCATGGTCCCGGGGATCTCTTGGGTCAGCGCGTGAGGCTCAACAATGAACAGCGCGCCTGGCTCTATCGACTCTACGAGATCCACCCGCCGTACCGCATGACGCAGAAGGGTGGGCGCTCATCGAAGGCCAAGCACCCCCGCGCCGGGACGCGCCGGTTCGAGCGATGCGTGCTCTCGCTCCGGAAGGGATCGAGCAAGACGGAGTTCGCGGCCTGGATCGCCGCCTGCGAGCTCCACCCCGACGCGCCGGTCCGCTGCGCTGGCTTTGCCACCGTCCGCGGGGTGCCAAACCAGCCGCTCGGCCGTGGGGTCACGGATCCCTACATCCCGATGATCTCGTACGCCGAGGAGCAGACCGAAGAGCTGGCGTACGGCGCGCTCCGCCGGATTCTGGAGGAATCATCCCTCGCTGGCGACTTCGACATCGGGCTCGAGCGCATCATGCGCCGCGGTGGCGATGGGAAGGCGGAAGCGGTGTCCGGCTCGCCGAACGCTCGTGACGGGGCGCGGACGACGTTTTCACATGCGGACGAAACCCACCGGATGAGCTTGGACCATCTCCGGCGGGCGTGGACCGTCATGCTCGCGAACCTCGCCAAGCGGCCGCTGGCGGACCCTTGGGCGCTCGAGACCACGACGGCACCGGAGCCCGGTGCCGGGTCGGTCGCCGAGAGCACGATGGACTTCGCATTGAAGCTCGCCGCCAAGCCCGAAGCGGCCTCTGGCGCCCGTTTGTTCTTCTTTCACCGTGAAGCGGCGGGCTCACACGACCTCTCGACGGATTCAGGACTTCGGGCGGCGATTCTCGAGGCTTCGGGGCCATTCGTGGCGAGATGGAGCGACGTCGACCGGATTATGCGGCGTTTTCGGGACGATGACACCGACCCCGCGTACGCGGAACGCGTCTGGCTCAACCGTCGGGTCCAGGCCACCGCCAAGGCATTCGACGTCGCGACGTGGAAGACGCTGGTGCGGCCCGGCTATGTGGTCCCACCGGGCGCGGCGATCACGCTCGGATTTGACGGGTCGCGATATGAGGATGCGACCGGGCTGGTCGGCACCGAGCTCGAGA